TCAAGCCGATCCAAGACGGTATGGATCGTCCTAAGACAGAACTGGCGTATAGGGTTCCGGCTTCAAAACTTACTAGAAGAAAGCTTGAAAGTAATGAGCAACTAAGAGAACTTGATGGACTTGACACAACTATTGATTGGAAAAATACCGGCGACAACTCTTACGATGGTGAGAAATTAAAATTACTAGCACACGACGAAAGCGGAAAATGGGAAAGACCGGACAACATATTAAACAACTGGCGAGTTACAAAAACAACACTAAGGCTAGGATCAAAAATCGTAGGCAAGTGTATGATGGGCTCAACTTCAAACGCATTAGATAAAGGTGGAAACAACTTCAAAAAACTTTACAACAATTCAGACGTTACAAAAAGAAATAGAAATGGACAAACTTCTTCTGGACTCTATTCTATGTTCATCCCTATGGAGTGGAACTACGAAGGATTCATGGATTCTTACGGATCACCTGTATTCATTAGAGGAAAAAATAAAATTAAAGGCGTTGATGGTGAAGAAATTAAAAATGGAGTTATAGAGCATTGGGAAAACGAAGTAGATGGTTTAAAGTCTGATCAAGATAGTTTAAACGAATATTACAGACAATTTCCAAGAACTGAAAAACACGCTTTTAGAGATGAAACAAAAGAAAGTTTATTTAATCTAACAAAGATATATGAACAGATAGATTATAACGAAGATCTAAATAATAAAGCAAGTGTTACTAGAGGTAGTTTTCAATGGCAAAATGGTATTAAAGATTCTAAAGTTATATTTATACCTAATAAAAATGGTAGATTCAATATAAGCTGGATACCAGTAGGTAGTTTACAAAACAATATTATAATAAAAAGTGGCACTAAATATCCTGGTAATGATCATATGGGAGCTTTTGGTTGTGATAGTTATGATATATCAGGTACTGTTGATGGAAGAGGTTCTAAAGGTGCTTTACATGGACTAACTAAATTTAGTATGGAAGATTGTCCACCTAATCATTTTTTTTTAGAATATATAGCTAGACCTCAAACAGCAGAAATATTTTTTGAAGATGTACTCATGGCTTGTATATTTTATGGTATGCCAATATTAGCTGAAAATAATAAGCCAAGATTATTATATTACTTTAAACGCAGAGGATATAGAGGGTTTTCAATGAACAGACCTGACAAAGTTTGGAATAAATTATCTACGACAGAAAAAGAAATTGGTGGAATACCTAATTCAAGTGAAGACATTAAACAAGCACACGCCGCTGCAATAGAAGCTTATATAGATTCTTATGTTGGTTTAAACGAGGAAGGTTATGGAGATATGTATCATCAAGATACATTAGAAGATTGGGGAAAGTTCAATATAAATAATAGAACAAAACATGATGCTTCTATAAGTTCTGGACTTGCTATCATGGCTTGTAATAGAAATAAATATAAACCAATCGCAGAAAGAAGATTAAAAACAGTTAATTTAGGAATAACAACGTACAACAACGATGGAGTTCTTTCAAAAATAAACAAATAAATGATATATACTAATACTAGAAGTTCTTTTCCAGATCAAGTAATTCCTCAAGAAGAGAAAATGACATTAGACTATGGCTTGCAAGTTGGTAGAGCTATAGAAGGTGAATGGTTTAGTCAAGGTGTTGGTGGTAATAGATACTCTTTTAATTATAGCGTGTTCCATCAAAGAAGGTTATACTCTAGGGGTGAACAATCTGTTCAAAAATATAAAGACGAATTATCTATTAATGGCGACTTATCATATCTTAATTTAGACTGGAAACCTGTACCGGTAATACCTAAGTTTGTAGATATAGTTGTAAACGGTATGTCTGATAAAATGTATGACATAAAAGCTTTTTCACAAGATCCTGCATCTCAAAAGAAAAGAACTGAGTATGCTCGAAAAATACAAGAAGATATATTAGCTAGAGAATTTATACAAAAGATGCAACAAGATCTTGGTATAGATTTAAGAGAAGCTCCACCTGGTTCACCTGAGACTGAAGAAGAGCTAGAAATTCACATGCAATTAGATTATAAACAATCTATTGAAATTGCTGAAGAAGAATTAATAGAAAACACTTTAGCTAAAAATAAATATGATTTAGTTAGAAATAGATTTAATAGAGATTTAGTTGTGTTAGGTATGGGTGCTGTTAAAACTTCTTGGAATAGATCAGAAGGCATAACAGTTGAATATGTTGATCCTGCTAATTTAGTCTGGTCTTATACTGAAGATCCTAATTTTGAGGATATTTATTACGTAGGTGAAGTTAGGAATATAAGTTTACCAGAACTAAAAAAAGAGTTTCCAAATTTAAGTAATAAAGAATTAGAACAAATACAAAAGTTCCCAGGCAATACGAATTATACAAGAAACTACTCTGGTAATGATAATAACAATACTGTTCAGGTATTATATTTTGAATATAAAACTTATGTAGATCAAGTTTATAAAATAAAGTACACAGACAATGGTTTAGAAAAAGCTTTAGAGAAACCAGACTTTTTTAATCCACCACCTAGTGATAAGTTTGATAAAGTATCTAGATCAATAGAGGTTTTATATAGTGGAGCAAAGATATTAGGTCACCCAATAATGTTAAAATGGGAAATGGCAGAAAACATGACAAGACCGTTTTCTAATACAGTGAAAGTTAATATGAACTATCAGTTAGTTGCACCTCACATGTATAAAGGTCGTATAGAGTCATTAGTTGAGCGTATGATAGGTTTTGCTGACATGATACAGTTAACTTCCTTAAAACTACAACAAGTATTGTCTAGGACAGTTCCTGATGGTGTTTTTATGGATGTTGATGGGTTAGCTGAAGTTGATTTAGGTAATGGTACTAATTACAACCCAGCTGAAGCTTTAAATATGTATTTTCAAACTGGTTCTATTGTAGGTAGATCAATGACACAAGATGGTGATATTAATCAAGGCAAAGTACCTATTCAAGAATTAGCCACATCTTCAGGACAAGGTAAAATACAAAGTTTAATTGGTACATATCAATATTACTTACAAATGATTAGAGACGTAACAGGTCTTAACGAAGCTAGAGATGGAACTTTACCTGATAAACAATCATTGGTAGGTTTACAAAAACTAGCTGCTGCTAACTCAAACGTCGCTACCAAGCATATATTAGAAGCAAGTTTATATTTAACGCTAAGAGCTTGTGAAAATATATCTTTAAGAGTAGCTGATAGTATACAGTTTGATTTATTAAGAGAAAGTTTAATAGATAGTATAAGTTTATATAATGTAAAAACTTTAGAAGAAGTTATGGATTTACATATGTATGACTTTGGTATATACTTAGAGCTAGAACCAGATGAAGAAAATAAAGCTATGTTAGAGCAAAATATACAAATGGCTTTACAACAACAGCAAATATCTTTATCAGACGCTATAGATATAAGAGAGATTAAAAACTTAAAATTAGCTAACAAATTACTTAAGCTAAAACAAGAGCAAAAAACAGAGTCAGATCAAAAACAACAACAAGCAATGATCAAAGCTCAAGCTGATGCTAATGCAGAAACTGCTGAAAGAGCAGCTATGGCAGAAGTTCAAAAACAACAAGCTATATCTCAAACTGCTTTACAGCTTGAACAAGGTAAAGTTCAATTTGATATTCAAAAGATACAAACAGAAGGAGAAATAAAAAAACAATTAATAGAGTTACAATACGGTTTTGACAAAGAGTTAAAGGCTATGGATGTTGAAGCTATGAAAGCTAAAGAAGCTCAAATAGAAGATCGTAAAGATAAAAGATCAAGAATCCAAGCTACACAGCAAAGTCAAATGATACAACAGAGACAGGATGGTACATTACCAACCAATTTTGAAATGCCTAGCGAATAGGTAATTATTATATAATATCATATCATGGAAAATAAAGAAAACATACCACAAGAAGGTGAGTTTAAAATGAAAAAGCGACCTAAAAAGTTGTCAAATAATAAACCACAATCAAATAAAATAGATTTATCTAAAAAAGAAAAAACAAAAGAAAGTGAAATTTCTAAGATAGATTTAAGTAAAAAACAAGAAGATGCCATTTCAACACAAAAAACAAATGATAGCAATGTTATTGTCGAAGAAAAGAAAGACGAGGCAAGTGGCGAAAAAGTGGTTGAAGAACTACGGTCCACCGAAAAAATAGTTTCACCTATAGTAGAAGTAAAAGAAGATGAAATTAAAGAAGAGGTTAAAGAAGCTGAAAAGGAATTAAAAGAAGCTGTTAGAGACGAAAAAGTAGTTGGTAAGCAATTACCAGAAAACGTTGAAAAACTAGTTTCATTTATGGAAGAAACAGGTGGTACAGTAGAGGATTATGTTAGGTTAAATGCTGACTATTCTGACGTTGATGACGTTACTTTACTAAAAGAATTTTATAAACAATCTAAACCACATTTAAACAACGAGGAAGTTGAGTTTTTACTTGATGACGAGTTTTCATATGATGAGGAACAAGATGATGAAAAAACTGTACGTAAGCGTAAGCTTGCAATAAAGGAAGAGGTTGCAAAAGCCAAGAACTTTTTGGAAGAAACCAAGAGTAAATATTACGACGAGATCAAGTTGAGACCGGGCGTTACTCAGGAACAACAAAAAGCTACTGACTTTTTCAATCGCTATAATAGCGAGCAAAACAAAGCAAGTAAGACTCGAGAGGATTTTATTGATAGATCAAACAAATATTTCACAGAAGATTTCAAAGGTTTTGATTTCAAATTAGGAGATAAAAAAGTTAAATATCAAATTAGTAATCCAAACGAGACCGCAAAAGATCAAAATGATATTGCAAATTTTCTTAAGAAGTTCTTAAATGAAGATGGGGCAATTACTGATTTAAGTAACTACCATAAATCTTTGTTTGCAGCACAAAACATAGACACTATAGCTAATCACTTTTATGAACAAGGTAAAGCTGATGCAGTGAAAACTGAGTATGCTAAATCTAAAAACATAAGCAATGAACCAAGAGTTTCTCCTAGTTCGGATGCTGTGTATTTAAACGGTTTAAAAATTAAAGCCGTAAGTGGAGCTAATAGTGCTAAATTAAAAATAAGAAAAAAATAAAAACTCAAAATTATGGGACAATTTACGGTAACAAATGCCGGATTATCACCAACTCAAGAGCAATCAATTCTTTCCACTAACTATTTACAGTGGAATGATGGAGCTGGTGAAAATTTCGCGGATTTCGCACAACAATATCTACCTGAGCTTTATGAGCAAGAAGTAGAAAGATTTGGTAATAGAACATTATCAGGTTTCTTAAGAATGGTTGGCGCTGAAATGCCAATGACATCTGATCAAGTAATTTGGTCTGAACAAAATAGATTACACATAGGTTATGATGATGTTGATTTAAATATAACTACTGGTGTATTTACGGTACAAGCTCCTCTTGGTGCTGCGCCAAATCAAACGGTTGTTAGAATAAACCAAACTATAGTAGTATTTGATCCAATTAGTGGATTAACACTTAAAGGTTTAGTTACTGCTTCTTCTAATGATGCATCTCCAACTCCTACAAACTTTGAATTTACCGCTGTTTGTTACACTGCTGCTACTTTTGGAGCATTGAGTGCTACTACTGAAGCAAAAGGTTTAAAAGTGTTTGTATATGGATCTGACTTTGCTAAAGGTACTGAAGGAATGATAGGTTCTGTTAGTCCACAGTTAACTCAGTTTAGTAATAGACCAATTATCATTAAAGATAAGTATTTTGTTAACGGTTCTGACACTGCTCAAATTGGTTGGGTTGAAGTTGCAACTGAAGACGGAACATCTGGATTTTTATGGTATATGAAAGCTGAATCAGAAACTAGATTAAGATATGAAGATTATCTTGAAATGGCAATGGTTGAAGGTGAACTTGCCGCTGATGGATCTGGTGTTGATGGATTAACTACAACAGCTGGTAAAGGTACACAAGGTTTATTTGCTTCTTTAAATGATAGAGGTAATGTATATTCTGGTTTTGCTGGTGCTGCTGCTCCTGGTTCAGGTGCAATGGGTGACTTTGATGCTATACTACAACAATTAGATTTACAAGGTGCTATTGAGGAAAACATGTTATTCTTAGATAGAGCTACTGCTCTTGATTTTGATGATATGATTGCTGCTCAAGCTGGTGGTGGATTTGCTTCTACTGCTTCTGCATCTTATGGTTTATTTGATAACGAATCAGAAATGGCTCTTAACTTTGGATTTTCAGGATTTAGAAGAGGTTCTTATGACTTTTATAAAACTGATTGGAAATATCTTAACGATGCTTCTACAAGGGGAATGGTTACAAACATTAAAGGTGTTTTAGTTCCTGCTGGAACTTCAACAGTTTACGATCAAATGCTAGGATCTAATATCAGACGTCCGTTCTTACATGTAAGATATAGAGCTTCTGAAACTGATGATCGTAGAATGAAGTCATGGATCACTGGTTCTGTCGGTGGAGCATACACTTCTTCTTTAGATGCTATGGAAGTACACTATTTATCTGAAAGATGTTTAGTAACACAAGCTGCTAACAATTTCGTATTGTTTACAGATTAATTATTAACATTTAAAAATAAGAAAAATGGGTTATTTAAAACTAAAAAAAGAATATGGTGCTTTTGACTTGATACCAAGTGAAAACATCATGTATGTTATAGGTTCTGAAGCTACTGCTGAAAGTGGTGCCGGCGGTGATGGTACATCACCGTTTGTAACGGTTGTGTATATGCTTCCTGCTAGTAGTACTAAGGCATTTGCTTCTAAGATTGTTCTTGGAGCAAATGATCAGGTACTTGCTACGACAACTGCTGGACCAATAATGCAATCAGCTGTTAATGATGCTATATTAAATGCTATGCAACAGCCAGGTGCTATTGTATCAGTTGACTTTAGCAAAATGTCTACTGTTGTAGGTTACATAGGAGATGGTACTGTTAAAAGTGCTGCTCCATTGGAATACGCAATACCAGCGTAAAAAAAGTAAACAATAACAAGATCCCGCTTAGGCGGGGTCTTTTTTAATTATTATATTATATTATATTATGGAAAATACAAAAACAAAAAAAGAAATTAAAAGTGACAGTTGGGAAATTAAAGATAGGTTTTATTACTTAACTCAAGATTTTACACCGTTAACTTACACTTTATCTTCAAAACACACAAGAAGATTTCCTTTGTTATGGTTTGATAAAGACACTAATTCTCAAAAAGAATTAAGGTATGCTACAAATCAAGACAGTCCATTTGTGGCTGATCAAAAAGGAGAATCAACTTTAGAACACATTATATTTCAAAATGGTGTTTTGATGGTTCCTAAAGAAAAACAATCTTTACAAAAGATGTTATCTTTATATCATCCTAAGTTAGGTAAAAGATACTTAGAGAGAGATTCAATTAAAGATGCTGTTATAGATATAGATTATATAGAAACAGAATTTCAAGCTTTATCTTTAGCTAGAGAACTAGATATCGATCATGCTGAAGCTATATTAAGAGTTGAGATGGGATCTAAAGTATCTAACATGAGTTCTAAGGAGATTAAAAGAGATATATTAGTTTATGCTAAGAATAACTCTTATGCTTTCTTACAATTAGCTAATGATGATAATGTACAATTACGTAACTTTGCTGTTAAAGCTCAAGAAAACGGAATTATTTCAATATCTCAAGATCAAAGAACGTTCTCATGGGCTAGTAATGGTAAAAAATTGATGAAAGTTCCTTTTGACGAAAACCCTTACTCAGCGTTTGCGGCTTTCTTAAAAACAGATGAAGGTGTTGAAGTCTATAAGTCTATAGATAAAAAACAAAAATAACAAGTGATTATAAATAAGGGTGGTTTGATCACCACCCTTTTTTTTTTAAAAAAATTAAAATGGCAATAAACGTAAACACGGTATATACTACAGTATTAAGTATCCTTAATAAAGAACAGCGTGGTTATTTAACTCCTGATGAGTTTAATAAAGTAGCTACACAAGTTCAATTAGAGTTGTTTGAAAACTTCTTTGAGGATTATAACCAATTTTTACGTATGCCAAAAACAGACTCTGAGTTTGCTTCAAGAGTAGACCATATATTAGAAGAGTTCCAAGTATTCCAAGTAGATGACGCTCCAGCCTCCGCTGTTGTAGGAAATGTATACAGTCTACCAATAGCACAACCAGTACATAGATTCGGTTCTGCATTTTACACTAAAGGAGTTAATTCTCCAGAAATTGAAATAGTTAGCTCAAGAGAATATACCGAGCAAAGGCTATCTCCAATACTACAACCAACAACTAATTTTCCTGTTGCTAAATATCAACAAGACAAGCTAACTGTATTTCCTGCAGTAACAAATCCAAGTGTTAATGACATTACTTTTAATTATGTAAGAAAACCTAAAGACGTTGTTTGGGGTTATAAAATTGGTGTAGTAGGTCAATATATATATGAACCAACTAATACAGGTACTGGCGTAATTCCTACTACTGGATCTGTGGATTTTGAAATCAGTGAAAGTCAACAAACAGAAGTTGTATTAAAAGTATTACAATACGCTGGTGTTATAATAAGGGATCAAACAATTACTAACGCAGCTACAAATCAATTAGCAACAGATACAGCTAATGAAAAACAATAATTAAAAATGGGACTAATTACAGAAACAAATGCTCAATACTATGCTGGTCAACAAGTATTTGATGACTTAGATGCAGATTTAAATCCTAAATTTAATTGCACTTTTGACACTAATATTGTCAGTGCATATGATTCTACAGGTACTTCAATAGCAGCCGCATCTAATTATATTATATATGTTAATGGAAATGCGCAAGCTGAGGATTTGTCATACTTGTCTGATGTTCAAAATAACATATTAACACTTAGAGGAACATATACTGGTGAAGTATATGTACAATTAAAACAACCTCAAAAAAATGACAACCATAACACTTATTCTTATATTAGCTTAACAGATGTTGTGAACAACTTTATGGTTGGTTATGTAGGAACAGATAAGGTTTTAACAAGAGTTAAAAAGTCTGATGTTATATTCCACGCAAAAAGAGGATTACAAGAATTTAGTTATGATACTCTAAAAAGCATAAAATCACAAGAATTAACAATACCGCCTAGTTTATCGCTTATAATACCACAAGATTATGTTAATTACGTTAGGTTATCATGGGTAGATGATTCTGGAGCTAATCATATAATATATCCAACAAACAATATAACTTCTAATCCTACTGAATTACCAATACAAGACGACCAGGGAGTTCCTACTCAAAATTCATTTGGAGGTAATAATCAAGCTGAACAATCTTTAGCTGAAGAAAAGTGGAGAAACAATAATACAAATAACATACTTGGAAACGAAAATCAAAACATGTATGTATTTGACTATGCTTGGTGGAAACTTAATTATGGACAGAGATATGGTTTAGAACCTCAAGTATCACAATCTAATGGTTGGTTTGGTATAAACGAAAGATTAGGTACGTTTTCTTTTTCTAGCAACTTAGTAGATAAGTTAATAGTATTAGAATACATATCTGATGGATTATCTTACGATATGGATACTAAGATACCTAAAATGGCAGAAGACGCGATGTATGCTCATTTACTTTACTCTATATCATCAACTAGAACTGACGTTCAAGAATTTGTAATACAAAGATATAAAAGAGATAGATTTGCTAAACTAAGAAATGCTAAAATTAGATTATCAAATATAAAACTTGGAGAAATATCACAAGTAATGCGTGGTAAGTCTAAGTGGATAAAACATTAATATGGCAGAAATAAGAAATTTATTTACCGGGTCTAAAATGAATAAAGACCTAGATGAAAGATTATTACCATCTGGAGAATACAGAGATGGACAAAACATATCTGTAAGTAAAAGCGAAGGTCCAAACGAAGGTGTTGTAGAAAATATTTTAGGAAATAGTCAATATTCAAATTTTAATTTTGTACCAGGTACAGAAATAATAGGTTATTATATAGACACTAATTTAGATAGAATTTTTATATTTGCAACTAACTATAGTGATTCAACATCAAGTCAATTACAAGGAACTCCAATAGGCGACACACCCAGTCCAGCAGGTGGAAATATAACAGGTTCTAAATGTTATATAGCATATATACAAGGACCGTTAGCTAGTGGTGTGCCATCTGGTGAGATTATAGTTGAAGGAGTATTTTTAAACTTCTCTAAAACACACCCTATGTATGGAGTTGATTTAATAGAAGATTTATTATTTTTTACAGACAATAGAAACCAACCTAGGAAAATAAATGTAGACACGGCTATAGGTGATCCTTCTTATTATTTTAATGAAGATCATATTTCTGTAGCTAAATTTGCTCCTTATGATACTATATCTTTTATCGATCCAGTAAGTAAACTACCTACAGCTAAAAGTACTAAGTCAAAATATTTACCAGGTAATGCTCTTTCTTCAGTAAAAGTTGGCGCCGGAGATGTTTGGAGTGGCAGCTCTTTATTATTAGAGCACTGCCAAAGCGATGTATTTCCAATTGATCAAAACGTTAATCCTACTAGGTTTATAAATTTAAATAAACCTGATTTAGGTTATTTTGTAATAAGAAGTGTAAACAATATCGCTGGTTCATGTGTTGGTGGTGGTTTTAATGCAATAAATTTCGAATATCCAGAAGGATCTGGTCAAACTGGTAGTTTAGCTAAAAACTCAGCATATAGAGCTGCGGGTAATTTTTATGGTAGTGGTCAAACAGGTGGTGTAACTAATGAATCAGAACCTTTTGAAGACAATGATGTTTTAATGTTTGAGCAAGGTAATCCAGAGTATGAGGTTAATTTTGGTGGAGATGAAAATTATTTAAAAGACAAATTTGTTAGATTTAGTTATAGATTTAAATATGATGACAATGAATATTCTTTAATGGCTCCATTTACGCAACCATTATTTATACCTAGTCAATATGGTTACTTTTTAGATAGTGCATATAACGGAACCAAAACAAAAAGAGACGAAAAAATTACTGCCCAAAGTGGTGTTGTAAAATTCATGGAAAACCAAGTTACAAAGGCTGATATGATTATTAAATTACCACCAAGGTTTGATAAATCATTGAGTTTGCCAGATGAAGGTTATAGAGTTTTACAATCTAATTTTGCAAATCAATTTAAAGTTGATCAACTTCAAATACTAGCAAAAGAATCTACTAGTAACGCTATAAGAGTTGTTGAAGAAATAAATGTACAAGATAATTTTACCTCTAACACACTATCACATTTTGTTTATAACTACGTTTCTAATAAACCTTACAAAATTTTACCTGAAAAAGTATCTTTAAGAATACATGATAAAGTACCTATAAAAGCAGCTGCACAAGCTACAGCTGGCAATAGAATTATATATGGTAATTTTGTTGAAAAACATGCATCACCAGAAAGTTTGAATTATAATTTATCTGTTGGTAGTAAATTACCAGATGGTGACTCTACAAATCTTGATCCAGCTAAAAGCAGAATAAGAAAAGAATATATAAATCATACTGTAAAACAAAATAGATCATATAAGGTTGGTATAGTTTTAGTTGATAGATACGGTAGAAATTCAAATGTAATATTAAGAGATGAAAGTGTAGAAACAGTTACTCCTGGAGAAACTTCTAGTTTGTATTCTAGGTATGAAAATTTTCAAAATTTATTAATATGGCCAGGTAATTCAATTAAGTGCGTATTTAATGATGTAATACCAGATATTAGAACTCAAGATGGTTACCCAGGTGTTTGGAGTAGCTCTAATGTTTTAGGTTATTTAAGCTATAAAGTAGTTGTTCAACAAAAAGAGCAGGAGTATTACAATGTGTTAACACCAGGATCAACTGCTGGTAGAATTGTTTTAGATGGTGCGCTAGGTAGTTCAACTGACTTAAGTTTAGGTTTAAATTATAATGACTCAGCATCAGTATCTAATATTGTTTTATTTGGAGACAATATAAACAAAGTACCAAAAGAACTAAAAGATGTAGGTCCTACAGAGTCTGTTTTTGGCAGTGAAACTTTATTATACCCAAGAGTTGTTACTCAATATATTTCAAATCCCACAAACTATGGTGGTTGGGACTATAACCCTGTTAATGAAAATTGGCTTCCAGCAACAGCTTTGTCAGAGTCGTCTCAAGTAAGTTTTTATAGTGAACTAACTGTTAACTCAATACTTTCTTTTAAAGACTTAGGAGACTGGGTTAGTCAAAAAAACTTATATGGAGTAAACTCTTCATACCCAAACAAAAACGGCACTAAATGGTTTGATCCTTTATATTTAGGAGCAAGTGCTAATCCATTTGTTGCTCAATTAGAAACTAGCTTTTTAATTGGTTATTCACCAAGTAGACAAGCTCAACCAAATTTTTTTGGTGATAAAACTTTTTCAAATAATTTAAATATATTTGAAACAAATCCAGTTAAATCAGAGTTAGATATATACTGGGAAAGTAGCACATCTGGAGCTATTGAAGAACTTAATAATAGTATAAATGATGGACAGATTAGTGGTATAGGTATTAATATAGGAACACCTACTCAGCCTCCGCAAGCTGTTTCTTTCACATTTTCTGAACAAACCATTGAAAATACACAGATATGTAATGAGTTTGCAATAATAGATAGTAATGGTAATTTATTAGTTTCTACAGATCCAGATGCAATAGAAATAGTTAATATAACTAGAGGTAATGGTAGTCCTGTAACTCCAGCAACTAGTGCTTTCTTTAAGGTAGTTCCAACCACGCCTGGTAGATACGTTGTAAAAACTGGTGATGAAAATGCAACTACACCGACTGATGGATATCAAATACAGTGGTATAGTTCTGGATCACTTGATAATGAATTTAATATTACTTTTAGAATAAGAGTTAATGGTGATAATCAAGTGACTAAAACGGCTCCTATGAGTAATAGTGCTCCATACATTGCTGGAGATATTAAGCCCTGGTGTGCTACGGCTAGTCCTACTCTTCAAAATGCTAATTTAGCAAATAATGAAGACACTTGCAATGGTGGCCCAACAGGTGATAAAATATTACCTTATATGTGGAAATGGAGTGCTGGAAGTCAAGGAAATGTTGGACCAGGAAAAGGCTCTTCTCAAGAGCCTTGGAGATGTTTAACAGATAGAGGTGATTACAATGTTCCTTCTGGTGCTAGATGGTATTATGCAAGATCTAATTTATCTGGAACTATTTGTGGAACTATATATTTAAACAATAATGTTACTCAAACACCTCCAAGACAGAGATACACTACTATCCAAAATAATGATCCTTCACAAGGTCAAAATAGAGATTATAGATGTTGGGCTTTTAATGGTGCGGCTCCACTTGCAGATCCTAACAATGTAAATGGTAGAGCTTTTGCAATACAACATGAGCAGCTAGAGCTAGAATATTTAGGTACTAAAAGAAGAGTATGTAATGATGATGGCACCTCTACTTTAGATCAGATTAATAATCCATCTTGGGGTAGATATGAAAGACCTGATGGTAGTTCAACTCCAGCTGGCGGAAGTTTTGTAGGACTTGGAGCATGGAATATAAGCCCAGACGCTTATGTAGATAGAGAGCTCGAGAAGTGTGTTACTATAATTGGTCCATCAACAGCACAATTTACATCACCTCCATATTTTCAACCTTCCGCTTCATCAACTGCAGAATTTAGTTATAATACTATGGGAGCTGGTATTGATCCTGGTGCGTATCATATATATATGGGTCCATTTACTAATGCCGGAGCTGGATCTACGCACTCAAATTTAGGAAATTTTTGGAGATGGTTTTTTCCACTAGCACCTGGTTCTGTCTATGGTGAATCTGGTTATGATATAAAGCAGGTCTTGCACCCAGATTCAAGTAATTGTGCTGTAGTTAAATCAGAATTTCGTCTTAGAGATTCTAATGGAGGTTCTGGAACTAGAGATCAAATATACTCTATAATTTATTTATTATTCAGAACACCTAGTTAAAAAAATATGGGATATTTTAAATTAGAAATTAGTTACTTTAATTCTTTTTGGTTAAAAAAGGCAATATACTTAGGTAGTAAGGGAATAGATAATGGTAGTCCTGGCAATAGTGGACTTCCATACACCTATGGAGATTTTAATATACCTCAAAAATTTAGAGGTGGATTAGGATCTACATTTCCAGGTTTACCTTGGAATCCCCAAAACTTTATTGATAGAGGAGTAAAATTCCCGTCTGGATGCGGTAGTGAACTTCAGATAGCAGGTAGCGATGGAGAAACTTATGGTTTTGATGAAGTTGAAAATTGGTTTATGGAAGCGTCTAGATATCAAGAAGATTTCAATGCTAATTCTACTGATTATGGTGCTAAAGCTTATTTAAAAGAAGATTTTAATACTCAAGAATATAGGCCAAACGCGTTGATATATTCAGGTATTTATAACTCAAGAACAGGTGTTAATGAGACAAATGTATTTTCCGTAGGAGAATCAATAACAAGAGCTGCTGATCCACAAAAAGGTAGTATACAAAAACTGTATGCAGAAGACACTAATTTAATAATTTTTCAAGAAGATAAAGTTAATAAGGCTTTAATAGACAAAGATCAATTATACACATCTGAAGGTGGTTCTCAAACTTTACCTCCTGGAACTGTGATTGGTCAGTTAAGTCCTTATGCAGGTGAGTTTGGTATAAGTAAAAATCCTGAATCATTTGCAGTTTACGGTTTTAGAAAATATTTCGCAGATAAAGACAGAGGTTCTATTTTAAGATTATCAGACAATGGTATCACGGAAATATCAGAAAATGGCATGTCTAATTTCTTTAGAGACAAATTAAAAAAAATAAATGAAACTGCAGACGCTATAGATGTTAGAGCTGTCTACGGTAATAGTAGTGGGCCTACGGCTGGATTTGCACCTTATATAACTATAGCCAGTGGTGTTGACATACAGTTAGGTTCTCAATTAATAATAAATGACGTTGCTTTTGATATATACGTAACAGCATATACAAAAAGTACTGGATTAAGCTATGTTTCATTATCAAGCCAACCTTCTTTTCTAAACTTTAATCCAGATGGTAGTGTATCTCCAAGCTCCGCTATACCTGACAATGCTTCTTTAATATTTAGAAGTTATGAAAGAGATAAATTAATTGGCGGATGGGATATACATGATAGAGAGTATGTGCTTTCTTTGCAAAAATCAGGAAACAATACATTTGCAGAAGTAGAAATAGGAAATCAAGGTCCATTAAATTATTACACATTAGCTTGGGACGAAGGAGTACTAGGTTGGCCTACTTTTTATTCTTACAAGCCTAACAACATATTTAGTTTAAAAAATACTTTTTTTACAACTACTTCAAGTGAAATATTTGAACACTACTATGCTTTAGACACTAATAATAGAAATTCTTTTTACGGAGTAGCGCCTGTTGCTTCTTCTTTAACTTTTGTTTTTAATCCTCAAGTTAGTGTTAATAAAAACTTTTTAACAATAGGTTACGAAGGAAGCAATGGGTGGCAAGCTAGTGGTTATTTTTCAGATTCTCAAGGATCACAAACTGCAAGTAATTACTACAATAGCTCAACTAATAGTGGTGGTTATGTAAACTTTGCTGATACTACTGTAACTATAAATAGTTACTACCAAGGTGCGTACGATAGTCTTGGAAACTCATATCCTAATCCTTTAACACCACCGATATATAGGTCTGGTTTTACACTTAAGGAAGGTAAATATGTAGCTAATCTTATTAATGATACCACTCCAAGACCTGGTGAAGTTAGTTTTGGAAACTCTGTATCTGGTATAAAAGGTTATTTTGCTACAGTTACATTAACAACTGATAACGCTACAGATGTAGGATCTGAAAAACAAATATTTGCCGCGTCTTCAAATGTTGTTAAGTCATCTCAATAAAATTATATGGAATTAAATATTAGAAAGTTAAAACAAAATGATTTAACTTTTATTAAAGAATGGTGGAAAGCTTGGCCAGAGTGGACAGCGCCCGCCGATGACTTTTTACCAGACACTGGTGTAGTTGTAGAAAGTAATAACAAACCTGTTTTTGCTGGTTTTATATATTTAACAAATGCTAAAGTAGCATTGTTAGAGTGGATTATTTCAGATCCAGAATACAAAAATAATAGAAAAGAAGCTTTAGAGTTATTAATAACTGGAGCTGAAGATATTATAAAAGAACTTGGTTACAAGTATTCTTTTAGTATATGCAGGCATAAAAGCTTAGTAGAAACACATAGAAAATTAGGATGGGTTGTTGATGATAAACCGTCTCACGAGTTAGTTAAAATTTTAAAATAAATAATATGGGAGTAGTAACAGCATTAGCTATTGGAGCTGGAGTAGCTGCGGTGGCAGGTACAGCGCAAGCCATAAGTGCTAATAAAAAAGAGAAAGAAGCTAGAGAGCAACAAAAGCTATTAAATGCATCAATAGCTGATCAAGAAAAAGCATTACAAAAAATTGGAAATCCATATAGTAATTTAGGTGTTGCTGCTAAAGCTGCTGAATTTCAAGCAGAACAAGCCGATGTATCATTAGCAAACACTTTAGACACTATAAGAGCAACCGGAGGTGGTTCAGGTGGCGCTACAGCGCTTGCTCAGGCAGCTTTAACTAGCAAGCAAGGTATATCTGCAGATTTACAAAGACAAGAAGCTAGTAATCAAAGAATGTATGCCGGTGGAGAAGACACTAAATTTCTAAGACAAGAAGGAAGAGACATGACTAAGTTAGACAGAACTCAATCTCAGTTAGATCAAGCGAGACAAACAGAACAAGCAATGTACGGTCAAAAAATGGCCGCTGTTGGGAATATAGCAGGATCAATTACCGGTCTTGCAGGAAATATGGCAGGATTACCAACTTAATAAAATAAAAATATGGGAACTTATGATCAACCGGCAATAATTGACGAAGCCGAAGGTATTAAACAAGCAAATGCTGAAATATCTAAATTTAATGATAATGTTAAAGTAATGGGTAAAAAACTAGTTGATGCGGAAGCAGGTAAAGCTATACCATTAACTTCTAAAAAGAAATAAATAATATGGGTACTTATAGACAGCCAGCAATAATAGATGAAGCCGCGGGATTAAAACAAGCAAATGCTGAAATATCTAAATTTAACGAAAGTTTAACAGATTTCGCTGATGCAGAAAAAACAAGAGAAAACCCTTGTTACGGTCTTGAAGGTGAAGAATTGACTAAATGTCAAAAGAAAACTGAAGATGATAATGCTTTTAAAAAATTACAAGAAGATAATCAAAATTTACTCCAACAATTAGAAAAAAAACAGGTAAACGCTTCTCAAAACACTGTTGATAACATGATGGTTTCTGATTTGCCAGGTAATAAAAATGATGATACTTTTAAAAACATTTTATTAGAAGCTAAAAAGAAATTTGTACAGTATTCTGTTGAAGGTGACAAAATGGCTGCTCAAAAAACACTTAATCTAGGTAATACTATAAAAGGAACTATGACTGGTTTAAAAAGCTTTAGCGACGACATAACTAAAGCTATGAAAAACCCTAGCGGTGGACCAAATTCTATAAATACTCATTTAATAAATAATGATATATTTAAGATGGGTAGTGAAATGATATTTGACCCTAAGTTAAATGGATTTGAGGCAGAATTATCTGAAGATGGATTTGGAATTAGTTTTGGATTAAAAGAATCAAGTGGAAACAAGTTTGATATGGAAAAATTTAACAGTCAGCTTTTAGATCCAGATTCACCACCATTAATACCTACTATTGGCGATGTTTCAAAAGCTTCTAATAGTTTAATTGCTTCCAAGAAAGATCAACCCAGCATTATTGATAAAACGTTTGAAATAAATAATATAAAACCTAACGATAAAGGTAGGATAACTTTTGAAGAAGGTAATTCTGTATTAAATGAATTTGTTAGCAATGATAATGATTCTGTTTTAAATGATCAAAATTTCTCAGCTAGTATTTGGCCTAGCGCAATTAGTAAGACATTAGGCGTATATAGCTCAATAAAAGACTTAGATGATGCTGAGTTAGATCCTATGCAGCTAAAGATTAAAACTATATGGGATAGTAATTTAATAAGTAAAAACCCTGTTGAGGATTTTCAAAAAAATGGTGCAGGATTTTTAGGTAAATGGATTGGTAGCTCGGTTTCTCAAGACTCTGCTAATTCTAAAGAGGTTATTTTTCAAAGAGAAATAGCAAATACATTCATTAATAATGACGCAGCTGAAAAAGCGTTGTATCCAATGATTGATATAAAACCTATTCCAGAACCAGAGTATCCAAAAATGCAAGAAGAAGTTGTTAATGAAACAGCTAAAGATAGACGTAAAGCAAAAAGAGATGATAGAAAAAAAGGTGATGAACCTTATGTGTTTGGCACTCAAGTGACGCAAACTGAGTTTGATGATAGAAACAAAAAAGCTGCTGAAGGTTTTGCTAGAAAAGGTGATATAAGTGATTTAAATAAAATGACTGATGATTTAAATAATAGGCAAATGAACGAGCTAATGAGCGCAACTGCTGGTACACAATTCACTGGTAAATCTGGAAATACGTATACCGCGGCAGGTGGTGGAGCAACTATGTCAAGTAACGAGTCAGCAAATATATATAATCCAGTAAGTAAAATAGGAGAATAATATGGCTAAATTAAACTTTACTAAACCGCCAAAAAATAAAGCGAATAAAGATGGACTTTTCGGAGGTTTTAAAGCGGGAAAATCTCAACGTCAACAAGCTAAAACAGTAAAACAAAATAATAAAAAAAATAAAAGAAATTCGTCTAAATCTAAAACAATTAAAACTGGTGGAAAAACTACTACTAATAAGATTCCAACTATAAAAAATCCAACTATAATTAAAGATCCTAATGGTATAGCTGGTAGTACATCTGTGACTGGAGCTAGATTTAAAGATCAAACTTTAAAAAATAAAATAAAATCTAAAATAAAAGGAGAAGGTAAAAATAAAAAAGATGATAATGGATTACCTTATTGGGAGGATGCTGAAATAAAAGGTAAAAAGCTTTTAATTTCGGAAATTCATAATGAAAGAAAAGAAAAGCTAAAGGAACAAAAAGATAGAACTATTAGAAAAGTCAATAGACAAGCTAAAAAAATTACTAATCCAAACAACGTAATTCCTAGAAATCATCCTAATATTTCTACTAATGACTCTGTATTAAACGATGATATATCTTTTAGAATAGATGAATACTACAGTAGACAAGATGTTAATGTAGCAAATCAACCCGGTATTGAAGTAACACCTTTAACTCCAGAAATATTAGTAGAAGAGTATACCAAGTTAGACGAAAATAAAATTGATTATGCCACAGAGTTAGATATTGATAACTCTATAGTAGCTATTGAAGATATTAATGAAATAGATAGAGAGTTTTTAGAAAATAACGTACAAGATGTAACTAAAACTATAAAAAAAGAAGATGGATCTTATATTACGGAGACTGGTAAAATAATAGGTGTAAAATCTGAAGAAGAAGAAGTAACAACGTCGATTATGCCAGTTCTTCAAGAAGATTTAAGAGCTATAATACCTGGAGTAGATGGCGAATTACCTAGACCAGCAAAAGAATTAAAAGAAGTTGAAACAACTAACTACACTCCAGATAATACAGAGGTTGCAGTTGGTTTTTCAGATGGTTCTATTGAAATGGCGCCACTTGAAGGTCAAGTTATAGATCTTCCTGATGCTTTTGAAATAAGAGCAAATGTTAAAGATGTAGAAAACGAAATTAAAAGAGATTTATTCTATGATACTTATATAGAGTCTAGGCTTACTGATGATTTGTTTAAGCCAGATCCAGAGCTTTTTATAAGGCCTTTAGAAATAGAAAATCAAGGAACTAGAGATGAAAAACCTAGTTCTAAAAAAACTATAGATACCTCTAATAAAGAAATATTTAATTCTGCTGTTAATAATTTACCATGCGAAGTGATTAAAAACTTAAATAAAGATTTTAACAATTCTCAATTTGCTGCATATGGTTTTTACTACGATGTAGATTCTGGTAAATTATATAGTAATGTAGATAAAAATGAATTTGGAGAACCTATAACTGGTGGTGGTGGACTATATACTGGAAGTATAAAAACACCAGAAGGTGAAGATGCTCCTTTTATTATTATTAAAGATATGGGACCTGGTGGTCCATTATCTTTTGGTATAATTGGAGAAATAAGTGACGCTATAAACGCTTCAGACATTCAGTCTGGGTCAAACATAGCTAATTGTGATCAGATTAAAGAGTTTTTAGATAAAAACAAAACAGATTACAATAAAGATTTTGATAACACTCCATTAGAAAAGTATGATGATATAGCTAAGCAAATAAACAATACAATAGATGAGGTTAAGTCTTTGCAAGCTAGTATAGCAAATGATAATGTCGATCAGAAAATAAAAGATATTACAGATAAAATAAATTCTATAGAAGACGGATATAAAAATTCTATATATCCTATAGTTCAAGAATTAGCAACCGCTAATAAAGAACTATCTAAACTCAGAGAAAAATACGAAAAAAGCAAAAGTAAAAAAGTTGCTAGAATACACGACGAAAAAGCTGAAGAATATAATTCTTTATTAAGTAGAATAGACTTAATGCAGGAAGATTTCTTTGACAAACCTCTTTCTGATTTAAGAAAAAAATCAAAAAATATAGATGTTGAAAGCCTTGAGACAATTGTTGAGACCGAACATGGACTAAGTTTTGTTTTTAAAAATTCTAAAGCAAGCGGAAATAGTGGTGAAGCTTTAATATACGAAGAGCAAGGTAATCTAAATAAAAGTTTAAGTACTATACTTAGCGAAAATAGAAAAAATTTACAAAACAATATAAAAAGAAAAATAGAGTTAGACACTAAAAAGGATTACGCCAACGTATTATTAAAAGATTTAGAAGCCCAAATAAATCAAGCTGGCCAAGAAGCTTTAAAACTAAACCAAGAGTATCAAGAATATTTAAAAGAAAAAGACCCTACATTAGCTCAAGTTGGAGCATTTGCTGTTAACACCGTCGCTGGAACTCTTGAAAAGTTAATACCAGGAGCTATAGAAATAGTTATGGAAATAATGGAAGGAGCTCTTAGAATTAGAGGTCAACAATTCGATATTATTATGGCTGACTTGCTAGAGCAAGCTGAAAAAAAGTGGGTTATAATGGTTGATGAAACTATAGATGACTGGAAGTTGAAACCTGGAGGAACTACTGAGTTTGATCAAGTAGAAAATAATATAAATGCAGAGCTTTGGGGTAAAGCTATTAGAACCATACTAGAAGTTGCTGTTGATCTTTATTTGTCCTTAGGTTTAGGTATAGTTAACAAAGCAAATAAAATAAAAAAAGGTGCTAAACTATGGGATAGAGTTAAAAAACGAGGAGTTCAAATATTAACCCCAGGTGTTCAAATGCCTAGAATAGTATTAAATCAATCTATAGAGATACAAAGAAGAATAGAAGAAACTGGCGTTAAGCTTAAGCCAGCACAAAGACTAGGTTTAACAATAGGTATAGCTTATATAATAAGTGTGTTAGACAAACTTGGTTTAGAGCAAATTGCTAAAGGTCCAGGTTCAACTAAAATAATAACACATATATTTAGTAAATCAGTTAATAAAATACCGGGTGAAACTCAAAAACAAACTATAAAAAGAGTTATATTAGAGCTAGTAGACAAAGGTATAATAACTACTACTAAAGCTGCTGCAGTTGAAATACCAACTGAAGAAGCTCAAACTATTATAGAATTTATAGCAAAAGGTTATGTAAATTTAGATTTTGAAAAGTTTGATTATTTTCCAGTCCCTACTACGACAGAACAATGGGGAGAAGTTTTAAAAGAAACAGCAATACTTTCTGCTATTGCAGCTGGAGGAATATCTAGCGCTCAGTCTGTTTACAACGGCATAAAAGTTACTCAATCAATAAATGATGATTTAAATTTAAAAGCTAAAGACTTTAAAAAAATATTTATATTAAGAGATGATAAATTTTATAATCAATATATAAATAACTTAGAAATTCAAAAGCAAAAAGAAATTGACAATGCTAATGGTGATCAAAGCATTATACAAGAAATAAATAATCTTTATGACACGTATAAAAAAGAGATAACTATAATGCATGAGACCATGAAGAAAATAGATGTGTCACAAGATGTTAAGCAACAAGAAGAGATTTACAACTTAGAGAATGAAAAAAGAGTTTTATTAGAAAAGAAAAAGAATAATGACTTAGGCGTTATACAGACTAATGAAATAAATGAAAGAATAAAAGAAATAGATCAAGAGCTACTTGAAATAGGCAAAGTAAAAGTTGAAAGTGAACAATCTAAAACTATTGAAGAAAATATAAATAAACAAAAAGAAACTAGAAAAGATGAAGTAATTTTAGATTTTGAAACAAGCTCAGAGGCTGTACAAGCAGCTAAAGAAGCTGGCTTAATCAATGAGGATGCAGAAGCTTTAGAAACAGAAAATGGTAATAGAACTATTGCTGTAATAGGTAAAGCTACTAAAGGTCCAAACAAAGGGAAAACAGTAGTTATATACGATAAAGAGTATAGTAAAATTAGGGGTAAAGATGTAGTTCCTCACGAAGGAGATCACTTTATGGTTCAAGATCTAGAAGAAGAATATGGTCCAGAAGTTACTTTTGCTTTAGCAAATGAAATTGTAGAAGCTATTGAAGATGGTAGTTTGACAGTTCCAGAAGAATACAATAATCTTATAGATAAATATAAAGAAGCTGGTTTTAAAGATAAAAGTTTAGCTGATGAAATGATAGCTAACTTAGGGGACTTTTTACAAAGTGGCGAAGCTAAACTAGATCAAAGTGTTTTATCTGATTTAAAAGACGCTGTATCAAACAAGGTTAAAAGTTTAATTGGTTTTGAACTAGACTTAGGTAATAAAAATTCTTTTATAAAGTTTTTACAAAACAGAAGAAATAAAGGTGATGATACAACTCCTAAAATTAAAAAAGATACAATAGATCCTAAATCAAAAGATACTTTTGTTAAAAAACAAGATACTAAAAAACCTAAAACTCCACCTTCAGAATCTATATTTAAAGATTTAAAGCCGGAAGAAACAGTTGAGAAAGAAGAACCTGTATTATATTCTATAGATAGTTCTACAGATCTTGAAGCTGAAATAAAAAAGATAGTAGAAAAAAATAAAAAGTTATTAGAAAATAAACCACCTAATTGGAGAGAAAGAGCTGCTAAAAACACTGTAAAAAGTAAAGAGCTTAGAAAATTACTTGAGCTATCTAAAGAAAACGAAAAGCAAATATCTATTATAAAAGATCCTAATTCAAGTGAAAGTCAAATTGAAAGAGCTAAAAATAGGTTAGTTGAAAACAACATGCCTGGTATTACCGATATAATAAAAAAGAACTTTGACTCTAGAAAAGGTAATTCTGTTACTTATGATGATTTTAAAGCTGAGGTTTTAGCTGCTTTTTCAGATTTAATAAATACTTACGACATAGACTCTGGTGTTCCATTTGGTGCTTATGTATTTGGTAAAATGAAAAATAAACCATTACTTCAATTAAGAATACCTGGTATATTTGATAAATTAATTAACACAGAAAACGTATACGATAACATAAGCTTTGATGAGCTACAAGAACTTGGCACGCAGTTAGAATCAGGTGAAAAAGATCTTGGTGATGTATTTGATGATGCGATGCGAGCTGAAGAGCCAGTTGAAGTAGCTAATTTAAGAAAAGCACTAGGTATAGAAGTTGACAGTGATATTTATAATGAAATTAAAGAAGAGGTTAAAAAAGCTCTTAATGATGAGAAACTAGATGTTAAAAATCCTAAAAAATATAGAACTAGACTTAAAGAATTATTTAGAAAAGCTTTAACTAAAAAGGTTAAAGAAATGATGGGTACTCCAGGTAGTGACAAGTATAAAAAGTTTTTAGATGAAAATTCTGAAGCTATATACAAGTTTCTTCCACAATCTATAATGAATAAATCTTTTCAAGACTTTACAATAGAGGTTGATAAAAACTTATCCCCTACTAGAGTTGATAAAGAAATAAGTAAAGGTAATTTACCTAAATCTACTCCAAGAACTTCTGGTCCTCAGTTAATAGTTAAAGAAAAGTTTGATAAAGACAAGTTTGTTAACTTTCATTTAAAACCTGAAAAAGGAACTCCAGCTACAAAACAAACTCAACTAGCTCAAGCTATAGCTACATCGTTAGCCGAGGAAGCCACTGCTGATGTTCTAAAAGAAGAAGGAAGACCAGATACAATTATAGCTGAAATAACAAATATAATTGATAGAGATCCAACTTTAAGATTTTCTATAGATGATGTAGATTTATTAATTAAAAACATTACAGATATAGTTGATAAGACTATGAAAGAAGGTGGAGATCCTGAAACATTAAGAATAAATTTAGATGTACTAGGTGAAGAAGAAAAAGCTGTCGCAATAAGACTATTAGAACCTTATTTTACAGATACTGGCAAGTATAAAGACACATTAAAGAAAGCTTTAGATGAAGGTAAAATACCTAGTAAGTTTAAAAACATAATAGAAAGAGTAGTAAGCAAAGAAAAAGAAAATAAAAAACTTATTTACTCTACGGATAAACGTAATAAAAAATCTATGCAAGAAATGCATGATTTAAATATGGAACTTGCTGCACTACTACCGCCTGAGTTAGTAAACTTACTTGGTCCAGCTGCCTTTGGATATGACTACACATATATGGATGCTGGTTATAAAAAGCAAACTAATACTTACGGACCTTTTAAAAAGCAATTTGATAAATTTAAAGCAAAATCTAAAAAGAGTAAAGTTAAATCTCCATCTTGGGTAAAAGATGTTAAACAATATAATGCTGGATCTGGTGTAATGGCTAGAATAGAAACTATATTAAACCAAGATTTAAGTAAAGATGATAAAATAGAAAAGCTAAAAGAAAAAGGTTTATGGGATATTATATTAAAAGCTAACGATGCTAATATAAAAGCCACTAAATTAATTATAGAAAAAATAACTTTAGCTGTAGCTACTAATCCTGAGCTTGCCGCTGGCGCCGCTAGGTTGCTAGAAGGCCAAACAAATTTAACTAAGTCATTAAGAAGTTTAACTACTTTAAGTGTTATAGAAATATCAGATAAACCACAAGGTGCATACATAAGTGAAGATGGTAAAAAATCTAGTAACACACTTGAAAAAGGTTATGTATTAAATGAAGACCATCCTCATTTTGAAGAAGCTCAAGAATATGCAGATGAAAAAATTCAATCAGTTTTAAGTAATCCAAAAAACAAAGATTTAACAGAGCAAGAAATAGCTAATAGATATGAAGCGCTTATAGCTAGCAAATTAAGATTTAAAGGTGAACACTTAGATCCTGCTGCGCCGTTGATGGAAGAAATATTAGAGCAAATATTAAATACAGCATCGGAAATAATAGACAATCCATTAAGTAAAGATATTCAAATAAATGAACTTAATACTAAGTTAGATAAAATATTAGATAATTACACTCAAATATTAGGTACTAAAACAGAGTTTGATAAGATGGACTTTCAATTAGGTTCTACTTCATCTGCTGGTGATCTTAGAGTTCGTGCAAAAGATTTAGAAACTGAAGATTATGTTTTAGTTGATGATCCTGAATCTACAGTATCTGTTCCAGAAGCTTTAACTACGAAAATAATTAATAAAAAAGCTATAGAAGAAATTGTAGAGTTTTTAGAAATAGAAAAACCAGATAATAGATTTTCTATTGACAATTCAGGTGTTATTGAAATAAACGCAGATACTCCAGCTTCTGAAATAATTGGTAAAATGAAAACTTTAGATGAATCTATATCTAAAGCTAGAAGAGAAAATGCTCCAGTTAAAAAAGCTAGACTATTTGACCTTGATGATACTATTTTAATAAGTAATAGCAAGGTATTTTATACAATGCCTGACGGAACTAAAGGCGAGCTCAATGCTGAAGAGTTTGCTAAACAAGGATCGGACTTGATTGATAAAGGAGCTGAAATGGATTTTACAGACTTTAATAAAGTTGTAGATGCTGAAAAAGGTCCTTTATTTGATTTATTTAAGAAAGTAAAAGAAGCTAAAGGCGATAGGAAAGTTTATATACTAACAGCTAGAGCTCCTGAAGCTGAACCAGCTATAAGAGCTTGGCTAGAGTCAGAAGGAATAAATACTGATAATTTAGAAGTAGTTGGTCTAGGTAATAGCTCTCCACTAGCTAAGTCAAATTTTATAGTTGATTTAGCTGCTGAAGGTTTTAATGATTTTTATTTTGCTGATGACGTTAAAGATAATGTTGATGCAGTTCAAGATGTACTAGACGTTGTTGATGTTAAGAGCAAAACCCAGCAAGCTAAAATGAGATTTGCTATTGATGGCGAAGACATAGCTGATGAGCTATTCAAAATGACAGCTGCCAAGAACAAAGATGGTTTAAGCGTTGAAGCGTTAAAAAATATATCTGATGTTAAAGCCGGTATAAAAGGCGGTAAAATAAGAGATGAAATCTTTATGGCTGCTTCTGCTCAAAACTTTACAGGTTTATTGTATAGATTTTTAGGCAAAGGAGATCAAGGAGATGCTGATTTTAAATTTTTAAAAGATAATTTAATAGATCCATATACTAGAGCTATGAACGAGGTTAATGGTTATCAAACCTCAATGCTTAATGATTATGATAAAGTATTAAAAACATTTGTTGGTAAAGATAAAGTAATAAAAAAACTACAAGACGAGGTACCTGGACTAGGTGGATATACGTATCAAGACATGGTTAGAGTGTTAGCATGGGATAGTCAGGGTATTCAAGTAGAAGGATTACCAAAATCTACATTAGAAAAAATGAGAGCTTTAGCTGGTAAAAACCCAGCACTAAACACTCTTGCTAATCAATTAGTTTTAATAAATAAAGGTGATGAATATTATTATCCAGGCGAAAATTGGAGAGCTGGAACTATAAAAGGCGATTTACTACAAGGTATTTCTAAAATTAAAAGACCTAAAGCTATGAATCAATGGCTTGATAATATAAAAACTATTTTTGGTGAATATTCTGGAGGCAAATATAATGGTCAATTGATGAATGCTATTGAAGCTACTTATGGATCTAAGTATAGAGAAGCTTTAGAGGATATATTAAGGCGCATGACAACTGGGCAAAACAGAAGAGCAACAAACTCTAAATTAGAAAATAGATTTTATGATTGGATAAACAACTCTGTTGGTGCTGTTATGTTTTTTAATATGAGATCTGGTTTACTTCAAACTTTGTCTGCTGCAAATTATATTAACTGGAGTTTTAACAACCCTGCTAAAGCCGCAGCTGCTTTTGCTAATCAAAAACAATATTGGTCTGATTTTATGGAGTTAATGAACTCTGATTTTCTAGTAGATAGAAGAGCTGGTTTAAAAATAAATGTATCAGAATCAGAAGTGTTTAACTCTGCGACTGGAGCAAAAGACAAAGCTTCAGGTGTTTTAAATATGTTTTTAAAAGCTGGTTTTAGTATCACTCAAATTGCAGATAGTTTTGCTATTGCTTCAGGTGGTGCTACTTTTTACAGGAATAGAATAAAAGATTTAGTTAGTCAAGGTAAAACAGAGGCTGATGCTAAAAAACAAGCTTATGATGAATGGACTGCTTTATCAAGAGAGGCTCAACAATCTTCTGATGCTTTAGAAGTATCATCTCAACAAGCTGGTGGGTTAGGTAGAATATTACTAGCTTTCGCTAATACACCTATGCAATATAATAGGATAATATATAAAGCAGCGTCTGATATTAAAAATGGTAGAGGAGATTTAAAGACTAACTTGTCTAGAATAGCTTATTATGGAGCTATACAAAACTTAATGTTTAACTCATTGCAACAAGCTGTGTTTGCTGCTATAGGTAATGAAGATGAAGAAGAAATAGATGAAAAAACTATTGGTGTTTTAAACGGAATGCTAGATAGTTTATTAAAAGGCATGGGTGTTTCTGGGACAATTGTATCATCTTTAAAAGATATAGGTGTTGATATATATGATAGATCGCAAAAACCTAGACCAGAGTATGATAAAGCTATTTTACAAGCGTTTAATGTTGCTCCACCAGTAGATGTTAAAATATCTAAAGCTAGAAGAGCAGCGAATACATATGAGTATAATAGAAAAAATCCTATGATGAAGGATGCTTATAATATAAATAATCCAGCTTACATGTCTGCTGCTCTTATGGTTGCTGCTACTACTAACGTGCCTCTTGATAGGTTACTTCAAAAAATGATAAATGTAAATGACGCTATGCGTGAGGATCAAGAAAACTGGAAAAGCATTATGTTATTTATGGGTTGGAGTGAATGGCAACTAAATAGTAAACAAGAAAATGACGAGAAAAAGCAAATGCAAAAAGAATATTATGAATCTATAAAAGAAAATAGAGTTTATAATTACAAACCTATTGAATCCTTGCCTGAATCTAATGAAATTGATCCAACTGTAAAAAAAATAGAAACTAAAGAAGAAGAAAAAATAATTAAAACAAAAAGTAAAAAAGTAAGTTTTACTGAAAATAAAAGTTTTAAAAATAATAGAGTACCTGTTGATAAAAGAAATGAAAATGAAAAAATACTTTATCAATTACCCGCTAATGAACAAAAAGACAGTTTAAAAAGCTTAGGACTTACTAAAGAAGAAATTAAATCTTTACAATACGAGGGAGATAGAGTAAGAAAAATACAAGAACTAAACGAAAAATAAAATGGAAAGTAAAAAAAAGAAAAAAGGTAGATGCTGGGTTGGTTATAAACCAAATCCAGATGGTAGACCAGCAAGTGAAAAAGGAAGCTGCGTGCCAATTAATAGCAGTAAAGTAAAAAAATAAGTAAGGAACAAGAAATACTGGGCACCATACCCAAAGTTCCTGTAACCAAAAAAGGGGAAGTCGTAATGACCTCCCCTTTTTATATTTTAACTGTTACAGTATTCACAAATACCGCCTAGACAAAGTCCGCACATATCATTTATTTTAAAATTTATAAGTAATTCCAACAGCT